GTGCTTTAAATGGTTTATATTCAACTTTAGGAATACAACACCAAACAACAACAACTCTACAAAACTCAGATACAAAATATCCATATATTGGTTATAGATTAAAACAAAGTTATCATGCCGTAACGTCACAGTATAATTCTTTGAGTATTTTAAATACGTCAAATGATAATTACTTATTAACGATAGAATTTAACCCAACTATTTCAACAACACCAACTTGGATTGGAATACCAAATTCACCATTTGAATACGCGTTATTTACTGGAACAACAACAGCTACAATAACATCAGATGGTCACGTTATGACATCACTTATTGGAGAAGCTGGTACATCAGCTCTTACAACACTTAAAGTGGATGACAACCAAATTAGAGTGGGTATAAACATAAACGGAACACTAGATGAAATGTGGGTAAATATAACACCTTTGGGTGCTAACGCTACATTTTTAGGTACAGCAGAAATATTATATTATTTATAAAATTACAATAACTAAAAAAGAAAAATTATGATTGAATGTACAATTTGCCCAGTTATGTGGGAAAGAACTAAAAATTATTTTCTAGATATGAAGAAAATATTCACCCCATTGTTTATTAAGAATAGATATCATCTACACTTAGGGTTATCATTTTTACTTACAATACCTACAATATTATTTATGATGAATTATATGCACTTGGCTGATACTGGATTATTTTTCCAATCTTTTTTAGGTGGATTTGGAGCTGCTGCTGTTAATTTTGTTAGAGAATGGTATTATGGAAAATTCTATGGAGCACCATGGGATGGTACTGATATTAACATGGGTAGCTACGGTGGTTGGTTAGGAGCTTTAGTTGGTGTTTACATTTACACACTTCTTTAATTATTCACCATACATATCTTTTTTAGGTATACAAGCTTCTCTAATTAATTTTTCAACAAATTGAAACATCTTAAGCCCATTCTCTTCGCAATACTTTTTAAGAAGATTATGGGTTAATGGTGTTATTTTTATATTTTTATCCCTTTTCATAACACTTTTTAATATAAGTATGAAAAAAGTATGAAAAAAATCATACTAAAAGTAATTATTATTTTTATGTAGCCCTACTTTTGAAAAATCAATGATATTTATTATAAAACAAAACATTAAAATTAATAATATCACTTAAAAAGTAAAAAAATATGGCAACAAAAGTGTTCGTGAGTCCAGGGGTTTACACCTCAGAAAAAGACTTATCTTTTATCACTCGTCAGATTGGTGTTACAACTCTTGGGTTAGTTGGTGAGACTACTATTGGTCCAGCCTTTCAACCTATCTTTGTTAGCAACTATGGCGAATTCCAATCTTTCTTTGGTGGGCAAAACGCTACTAAAGTAAAAGATAACGGAGCACCACAATATGAATTACCTTACATCGCTAAATCTTATTTAAGCCAATCTAACCAATTATTTGTAACTAGAATATTAGGTTTATCAGGTTATAATGCAGGTCCAGCATGGGGTATTACATTACAAGGTGCTTTAGACCCAGATACTACTGGTGTAACATCTACTAGCAATGTTAATCCTCTTTTAACTTATACCGCAACAACTGGTGGTACTTTAGTTAATGTTATATCACCAGTTCCTTTAATTCAAGAATTTTATGATGATGGTCGATATGCTGAATCTTTAGGTTTCTTAGCTTATACTACAACTACTGGTTCAACTGGAGATGTTGGAGTTGAGTATAAGAAAACTGGTTCATCATTTGCTGGTATATCATTTAGTTTATATATCCAATCTACTGGTACAACAACTGGTGGTACAACAACATACATTACAGGTACAACTACTGGTGTTACTACAAGTTATTCTGGTTCAGCATATTCTGATGTTGAAAACAAATTAGTTGCATTGTTACGTTCTAGAGGTACAATAAATACTCTTACTCAATTACCTAATTTTGAGGTAAGTGCTGCTACTGGTAATTTAACATTTGACCCAGCGTATACAGATGCTGATACTAGTGCAGCTGGAGATTTTGCTTTAACAGGTGTTTCAAATACCCAAGGAGCATTCAGTTATGTATTATCTTTTGATAGAACAAAACAAAACTATATAACAAGAGTATTAGGTAGAGGTGCTCAAGATGGTACAACAGCTATCTTTGTTGAGGAGTTCTACAGAAATATGTTTACAGATTTAAACGCTAACGATAAAATATATGGTATTAACCTAAGTTTAACCGAATATGGTGGACCAAGCAGTGATTTGTATGTGTTCAATGATTATCTTCAAGAGTATCAACCAGCGGTTACACCTTATGTTGTTTCTGAATTACGTGGTACTAACTTATTTAGATTGTTCAGATTCTGGACTATTTCTGATGGTAATGCTGCTAATGAACAATTTAAAATGTCTATTAGAAACATAAATTTAGATTCTGGTGAATTTGATGTTGTTATTAGAGGATTCTACGATACAGATGCTCAACCAACTGTATTAGAAACATTTAGTCGTGTAACTATGGACCCAAATTCTAATAACTACATTGCTAGAAGAATTGGTACTCTAGATGGTGAATATCCTTCTAAATCAACTTACGTTCTTATTGAAATGGACACTGAGTCTGATACTAGTGATATGATTCCAGCTGGTTTTATTGGTTATCCAATTAGAGATTACCAAGAAGATGGAAATACAAGTGTTGTTGACCCAATTATTGAATATAAAAAATCTTACGGTGCTTTTGAGAATAAACGTAAATATTTCTTAGGTTTATCTGATACTGTTGGTATTGATGCTGATTTCTTTGATTATAAAGGTGCTCCAATAGGTCAAACATATGATTTATGGACTGGTATGACAAAAGGTTTCCACATGGACGTAAATGCTACTGGTGCTACAATTGATAACGTATTTATCGTAATCAATGCTAGTGGTGATACTTACAGCCCGATATTCTTATTTGATACTGGTGATGCTGCATTCAACGCTACAGCTGTTGCTGATACAGATAACCCATATAATAAGATATTTGCTCGTAAATTTACATTCGCACCATATGGTGGTTTTGATGGATGGGATATTTACAGAACTAGAAGAAGTAATTTAGATTCATTCTTAATAAATGGTTCTAATGGTGTTAAAGGTTTAACTTCTGGTGCGTTTGTTAACAGAACTCTTTCTAATGGTGATTTAGGTATTAACTCTGATTACTACGCTTATTTAGAGGCTATTTGGACATTTAAAAATCCAGAAGCTGTTAATATTAACGTATTCGCAACACCAGGTATAGACGTATTCGATAACAGTAACTTGATTGAAGCTTCTATTGAAATGGTTGAAACTGATAGAGCTGACTCACTTTATATCTTAACAACACCTGACACAAATGCTGGTGGTGAGGTTATGTCAGCTGAAGAAATTTCAGATTACTATTCAGATGGTTCATTTGATAGTAACTACTCTTGTACATACTGGCCATGGATTCAAGTAAACGATACTGAAAACAACGTTTACATCTGGATGCCACCTACAAGAGATGTAGTAAGAAACATCGCATTGACCGACAACATTGCATTCCCATGGTTCGCAGTTGCTGGTATACAAAGAGGTGATGTTGATTGTATCCAAGCTCGTAAAAAACTTACTCTAGCTGATAGAGACGCGTTATACGAGAATAGAGTTAATCCAATTGCAACTTTCACATCAGATGGTGTTAAAATCTGGGGTAACAAAACTCTTCAAGTTAAAGAATCTGCTCTTGACAGAATCAATGTTAGAAGACTATTGTTACAAGCTAGAAAACTTATCTCTGCTGTTTCTATCAGATTGTTATTCGAACAAAATGATAGTGTTGTAAGAAATCAATTCTTATCATTGGTTAACCCAATATTAGATAACATTAGAGCTGAAAGAGGTCTTACAGACTTTAGAGTGGTTCTTTCAAATGACCCAGAAGATATCGACAGAAATCAACTTACAGGTCAAATATTCTTGAAACCAACTAGAGCGTTAGAATTTATCCAGTTAGAGTTCGTAATTATGAACACTGGTGCATCTTTCGATAACATCTAATAAAAATAAACAAAACAATTAAGCTTCCAATATTGGAAGCTTTTTTGTTTTATATGATATTTATGGTAAAAGACTATTATGAAAATTAGAATTACAGAATCACAATACAATAGATTATTATTAAAAGAAGAAAAAGAAATTAATTTCAATTATGATGTTGATACTGTTCTAGGTTTTGCAAAATTAATTAATCTACCTCTTAAAGGACAAAATGAATTTTTAGCAAATAAAGCTTTAAAAAATAAAGAAGTATTATCAAAAATATATTCTATAATGAATAATGTTGAAAAGAAAGAAAATATGATTGATGATTTGATTAATAAAGGAATGAAAAACCCAGATAAAAAAATAATTTCTAATATTGATAAAATAATTTCTAAATTTAATGAATGTTCTAAGGATTGTGGGTTTGATAAAACCTTAGAATTAACCAAAGTAATGAATAAAATTTTGAGAAAAAAAGACTAAACAACGTGTTTTTATACACTTAAAGATATTTATATATAAAACTCTATAATATGGGAAAAAAATTAATATTAACTGAACAACAACATACTTTAATAGTTAATCAAATTCTTAAAGAAACTGTTGATAAACTTGACGAATTAGAAGCTAAGGGTTCTTTAGATGAAAATGTTTGGACTGCTATTAAATATGGTTTATCTAAATTAGGTAGATACAAAGCTGGTGGTAATATAATGGGTAAAGGTAAAGTTGACACTCAATACGCTGAAAAAATAAAAGACATTTTAAGAAATGAGGCTAATGAAATGATTAAGGATTTAGATGATAAAATTAAAGAAACAAATCCTGAATTTCCTAACAATAAAGACCCACAACAATTCTTAACAACTGTAATGGAAATTGCTGCTGTTTATGATTCAATTGTTGCCGCTACAAAAAAACAACCTGAAGAAAAGGGTTACATGCCAATTGATGCTGCTAATGGTGTTATAAATGATTTAAGAGAATATGTTAAAAAATTCTTAGATGTTGATTTAAGAGCAATTTATAGTGCTACAAATGAAGCTAAAGACATGACTGGTGAAAACATAATGTCAGAAGAATATCAACTATCTGAAGGTCAAATGTGTGAAATTTATGAGGCATTTGGTTTAACTGAAAACGAAGAAATAAAGGTTGGTGATAATGTTATTTATGATGAAACACAATCAAGAGTTTCAAAAGTTGTAGGTGATGAGGTTGAAATTGAAGGGCCTATGGGTAATAAAATGATGGTATCTATTTCTCAAGTTCAAAAAGTTAAAAATGTAGACCCTAGGGAAATTAATGAAGCTGACCCTTTAGATGCTGCTGATGTTAGAGCTGGTTTACAAGCCAAAAGAGGTGGTGGTGAAGATTTTTCTAGTGATAGAATGGATACTCTTAAATCTAACAAGCTGCCAATGACTTTGGCTGGTGTTGGTGCTTCATTAGGTGCTTTTTCTTGGTTAGTAAACACGGAATGGTTTAAGAGTTTATTTGATGTGGTGACCAAAAACCCGTCTATTGAATATATCAAACAAGTTGTTCAAGAAAAAACAGAAGTACTGGGTTCAATTAAACCTGGAGAAGGAATGACTCAAATCATGAATAGATTGAATGGAATGAATCTTAACCCTAATTCTTCACCACAAGAATTTATTAGTGGTGTGAAGACTTTAGGTGGTGGTAATATTAATGATGGTATTGATGCATTGACACAACAAGGTGGTATATTTAAAGACCCTGAAGCCGCTAGAAAAGCGCTTACGGAAATAGTTAATAACCCTAATGCTCATGGTAGCAATTTAGGTCAAATATTTCAAGGACAAATGGCTGGTACTGGAGAATCATTTGGTGATTCTTTGGTTACACAAACTGGAGGTAGTTTAAAGGGTATGATTGTAAACGCTATTATTAGAGCTGTACCAAAATTGGTAATCAAAACTGGTGTATCAACTGGAGCTGGATATCTTGCTGCTAAAGGTTTAGCTGGTATTTTAGGCCCTATAGGTATTGGATTGGTAACTGCTGGTGCTGCTGTTAAATTATTAAGAATGAAAGGTCAAAAATCATCTAGAGCCGCTACACTTAATACTTTATACCAATCTATACGTAATTTAGAAGGTGGTCTTGGTATTGTTGAACCAGAAGGTGATACTACTGGAACACAAGATGGTGGTACAGGACAAGGAGATGGACAAACTGGTGGTGCTGAAAAAGCAAAAACAAATTTATACAACAACCTTAAGAGTCTTTTCCAATTCATTGTAAACAACAAAAATACAATGGGTACTAAAACACAATATAATACAGGTACTGGTGGTGCTGGTGCTCAAGCTCCTTTAGCAGAAGCTAAATACATTACCGATAAGAGAGTTATTCAATACTTATCAAAATCATTACCATTTGATAAATTAAAGAATTTTGAGAATCTATTAAATAGAATTGAAATTATTAGAAATTCTTTGAAGAAAATGGGTGGTAGCACTGGAGATAAAGCATTAGACGGATTTTTAAAACAATTAGATTCTAATCCAATTATGCTTACTAATTTTGAACAATTAACAAAGGTTGACCCTAATAAAGCTCAAGAAGTAAATCAATTATTAGCATTTATTAAAGAAACATTATTGGCGGTATATTCTGGTGATTATAAAGTTGGTAATATGGTTGATAAAATGTCTACTTTAGGTGGTGGAAACATTAATAAACTTAGTGAGGATGAATTAGAAGAAGTTGCTGGTTATTCAGCGGCAGAACCAAATAAATCTTTTGCTAAGGATGCTCAAAGTAGAACAACATTTAAAAAGAATTTAGTTAAATTTTTGTCTACTATAATGAATATGTTCCAATACTTACATAAAACACAAGGTGGTAATATAGCTAGAAAAGATACTTCTAACAAATATACACCACCACCAGGTAGACAAAAACAAACCGCAGCTGCTGCGCCAGCACAACAATCTGGTCAAAGTTCACCAACTGGTCAAAATGTGGTTCCAGAAAATTTAGACCCTAAGTTGATGGAAGAAATAAAAAGAATTAAAAAAATTATGTTAAGTTAATAAAAATAATAAAAACTAACATATTTATAATAAAACAATAAAATAATAAAAACATTAAATACTATAGAACATGGCTGATTTATTAATGAAAATGCCCTTACCATACGAGCCTAAGAAAAAGAATCGTTGGTTAATTACATTCCCTGCTGATTTAGGTATCCAACAATGGTGGTTATCTTCAGCTTCTAGACCTTCAATAACACAAAATGAAGTTGAAATTCCTTTCTTAAATACATCTACATGGGTTATTGGTAGATTTACATGGGAATCAATTGACGTTACTTTCCGTGACCCAATTGGTCCTTCTGCAACTCAAGCTATCATGGAGTGGGTTCGTCTTCATTCTGAATCAATCACTGGTCGTCAAGGTTATGCTGCTGGTTATAAAAGACCAGTTGAGCTTGAAATGCTTGACCCTACAGGTGTTGTTATAGAAAAATGGTTACTAGATGGAACTATGCTTACAAATGTTGGATTTGGTGACTTATCATTCGAGGATGACGGTATCGCTGAGATTACAGCAACGTTACGTTTTGACCGCGCGATACTTTTGTTTTGATATTTGTTTATACAAAAAAATAAAAGCCTCTTTTATAGGG